AAGGTGCTGGCGCTGAAAGTGGATCCGGAGTCGCCGGAGTCTTTTATGTTACGCCCAAAACGTCGCCGCTGGGTTAATGAAAAGTACACGCGCTGGGTTAAGACACAGCCGTGTGCATGTTGTGGAAAGCCCGCTGATGATCCCCACCACCTGATAGGTCACGGTCAGGGTGGAATGGGAACAAAAGCGCATGACCTTTTTGTGTTGCCTTTGTGCAGAAAGCATCACGACGAGCTGCATGCGGATACCGTGGCATTTGAAGAGAAGTATGGCTCCCAGCTGGAGCTGATATTTCGTTTTATCGATCGTGCGCTGGCAATTGGCGTGCTGGCCTGATTTTGTGGAGAAAGTTGATGCGTGATATGTATGAAGTATTGGACCGCTGGGGTGCATGGGCTGCAGCAGATAACAGTGGTGTGGACTGGCAGCCGATAGCAGCAGGCTTCAAGGGGCTTTTACCACACGGTAAAAAGTCACGTCTCCAGTGTGATGATGACGAAGGTATCATGATAGACGGTTGTGTGGCTCGGTTGCGAAAGTATAAACCCGAAGAGTATGAGTTGATCATTGCTCACTTTGTTATTGGTATCTCATTACGCGCTATTGCTAAAAAACGGAAATGTTCAGATGGAACAATACGGAAAGAGATGCAAACAGCAATGGGGTTTATTGATGGCTGCTTGTCATTTTTCATTTACTACAATGACTTAAGTTCTATGTAAAATCGTTCTACTTTCCCAACTTTTATGTGTATATAATACCAGGATAAAGTAACGGAGAATCTTGTGAACATTCAGGCAGTAGACATTTTTTGTGGTGCGGGGGGCTTAACTTTTGGGCTAAAAAAAGCCGGGATTGAGGTTTCTCATGGTATTGATATTGATGAATCCTGCCGTTTTGCTATTGAGAGCAATAATCCTTTAACGCAGTTCATTAATCAGTCAGTTACAGAACTGCAATCCTGCGATGTGTCTGCTATGTTCAAGGAAGGAAATATTAGATTGCTTGCTGGATGTGCTCCTTGCCAACCGTTTTCCAAGTATCGTAATCCAAATAGCCGTAAAGACGATACAAAGTGGCGTTTGTTATATGAGTTTCAAAGGCTTGTAAGTGATGTCATGCCAGAGCTTGTGACGATGGAGAATGTTCCTCAACTTAGAAACCATAAGGTTTTTGAAGGGTTTGTTAGTGCATTAAAGACTCTTGGATATCATTTGTGGTACGACGTTGTAAGATGTTCTGAGTATGGCTTACCTCAAAATAGACGTAGATTAATTCTAATTGGTTCCCAATTGGGGCCGATCAGCCTTGATCAAAAAAAAGTTAGCCGTAAAGTTACTGTTAAGGATGCTATTGGTAGGTTGCCAAAAGTAGGGGCAGGTGAGAAGCTGGAAAGCGATCCCTTGCATCGTTCGCCTAAATTGATGGATATCAATCTTAAACGAATCATGCATTCTTTACCTGGTGGTACGTGGGATGACTGGCCTGAAGAAATTAGAGCAGACTGTCATAAAAAGAATTCAGGTGCTACCTATAAAAGCGTTTATGGACGGATGGTTTGGGACGATACTAGCCCTACGATAACTACCCAGTGTTATGGATATGGAAATGGACGATTTGGCCATCCTGAGCAAAATCGCGCCATAACTTTGCGTGAAGCTGCGATTTTGCAATCCTTTCCAATGGATTATAAATTCCTTGACAAGGAGACGCCTTTTTCATTCCAAAAATTGGGGACAATGATTGGAAATGCTGTTCCCCCTATAATTGGTCAGATAATAGGGGAAACATTTATCAGACATGTTGAGGGGATAAATACCCGTTAGAGGTAATATAATTTTCTGTTGAGTTGATTAATAAACGCAAATATAGATCAATTCTTTCTGACCTCGATTTGACTTCTTCTAAAGGGTCTATTTGACCTTTTTTAGAAAAGCTGGTACTTCCATGTGCCAGCTCATTTCTGATATCTTTAAGTAAATCTAAGTCAACACCATTTCTACACTCTGGTGAGTTTGCAACAGTTATTCCGTAAGCTTGTGTTATTTTGTGCAATACAGACTTGCAAACATTACCATTGAATTCTTTACGTATGTTTAATGAGGCTGAAATGATCCTTTTAGATATATCGGAACCAATTTTTTGATAAAGAGATTTTCCCGATTCATTATCTGAAATGATACGGTGCAAGATATTTACTTGGAATTTCTCCCTGAGTGATGCGTAATTTACTTCATTATCTTGCAAATGGTCATAAATTGACTCAATGCATCCTCTGGCAGTGTTTTCAACCTGATTGTACAGCATCATGTGCACGGATGATTTTAAAATGTTAACCCTAAGGGTATTTGATTCTATTTCATCTTTATGCGTTTGCTGATCTAACTGCTGAGTCTGAGCCTCTAAAGATGACGCAAGAGAAAGCAATTCCATAATATCTCTTGCTCTTTCTTCGTATTCATCTCTTAAATCAATCAAACTCATAGTTACATTCCTAATAATTTATCTTTGACATAAAATATTCTGTTTTTGAGTTGGCTGGTGTTGTTGGCACTATCAGCAGTAACTATGGTTTCAAATTCCTCCCCAAACAGCCAGTCTCCTACAGGAATAACCGGAGCCTGTAGATGTGGATTGGCTTTTAAGGCAAGAGCAGTTCCCACTGCTATGGCTTCGTATCTAGCACGGGGGGTGGTTTTGCTTGTTGGTGTCTTTTTAAACCCCATAGGGAAATGAGCATCTACAAAAGCAAGCATGCTTTCAAAATCATGTTTAAATTTGTCTACATCTTGTTGTGTGACCCTTTCGGCCTGAACATTAAGATAATTGTCAATAAAAGGAGCGACATAACCCTTATAATTTTCTAAATCATTTAAGTATGCAAAAAATCTCAAAACTAACTCACGATGATCGCCATTCGAACGTTTCCGGTCTGATAATGGAGCTAGACTAGCGAAAAGTGGATTTGTTGAGCAAGGAGTCACAACATCCCTATAGAAAATTGAAGTGGCCGCATCTGAACCATGTCTAACCTCCATCGCTTCCAGTCTCTTAACACCTGAATTTATTCTTTCGAATAAATCTCTTCTATGTTGCTCCTCAACATCACCTTTCAATTCAATAAATCTTAGTGATGCCCTTAAAAATCGCCTCTGGCGGCTAGCCAAAAGATCTGAAAATTTGAAGCCCTCTAAACTTTTGAGTTCTTTTAAGTCTTTCAATTCAAACTGATTGTTCCAAAAGTAGTAAATTGAGCGAATCCTTTGTGAACCGTCAATAATTTCTACACGACCATCCAACTCAGGATCTTCATTAAATACGTCGGAGATGTAGAGGTACGGGATTGGAAAATCTAATAATATACTTTCGATGAATCGAGAGGCTGTTTTGATATCCCATTTGTAATCGCGTTGATAATCAGGAATAAAAAGTTCGTTTTTGTCAGTTTCAAGATTATTGCCATACTTTTGTACAATTAATTCAACGGTCCATTCACGTACGTTGTATCCAATATTTCTCTGAGCAAGCCTAATCTCGTTGTCGGCAGAAGTGACCAAGGCTGCAATTTCAGCTTTTTTTCTATTTTTCGCGTTTTCATCTTGAATCTGAGCAAGCTCTTCTTTGAGTTCTTTGAGTGTGGTCATATCACTGTTCCTTTAATTGGAGTTGGAAATAGATTGTAAGAAAACTATAACGCGTACGCAAAAAGTATTATATCGTGTTAAGAGTGGTTACTTCGCCACACAACTTAAACCCGCCGCTGAGCGGTTTTTTTGTACCTGTAAACCTTGTGCAGTACAGTAAACACGCTGGTGGTCGTGAATACTGGCTTTTTATCTTGCTGGCTTTTTAGACAAGAGTTATTGGTATGTCATGTTAACCAGAAGGGAAAAGACATGCTAAAACAGCAAGATATGACAGAAACCGCCGCCGCAGTCCTTCATTTCTTACCTGCTGACAAGTGGGTAACGCCACGCATGATGACGGGAAGGATGGATAAAGATATGGTCAGTTCAGGCTGTGAAGCAAGTAGACAGATAAGGCTGCAATAAAAACTGACAATAGTAAAATAGCTTTTTCTCAGGTAGTCATGAATACGATCTCTTAAAGCGCCCGCTGATACCAGCGGGCAATACATACTGGCATTAATGTTAAGTTCAGGGATAATTCATCGTATTTTGTGGTACGACGCTATCAATATTAATAAACAGTATTTTTCATGTAAAATTTCTGTTTTTTTGATCTGATTCTCGTTTCCTGGGTTATGATGTTGTTGTGAACCATGCTGTTGAATGATAATGTTCGGGTATAAAATTGTTGCTGATATGTAGCGCAGTGAGCAGGTGTGCTGTGGTTTTAGAGACACCGGAAACGAGAATGATGCGGGTTTGCTGGTGCCGGGATAGAGTCGCCGGAGGTCATGACATAGAGCAAAAAAGGAATGTGCATGCAAATACACACCTCTTCGGAGAGCTCTTCTTTATATGGATGAGCCTCAAGGTCAATAGTTTATCTGTTATGTATTCATATGTTGTTACTTATATAATCCATACGGGCATATCATCAGTACACACATACTATTATGGCATTTTATTTTTGTTTTAACTGAATTCCCGGGGCACTCTTTTTGATTTCTGATAAGGAACCAGAATTTTCTGTTAAATGGTGTCACGTTGTAAATGGTTAATGGAAGCAGCTTATTATCCATAATCACACCTGAGTTAACAGGTGTGAGAATACTTCCGGGTGGCAGGAACACATCTGACTGATACCAGATTATCAACTTTATTTTACACCATACAGTTGAAAACGTTATTCCGCTTGATGGGCATATCACTGTGTCAATAACTATCCATTCCATCTTTTAACCTTCTCGGTACACATTGCTTTCGATTGTTTTGCTAAAAATCATAGTCAATAAATCAGTGTAACTCATTGAAAAAGATCGTCTTCTTTGTCTTCCTGGGGTTTTCTTTTCTAATTTTGTATCACTTTGGTTCAAGTTGTTTCATTTTTTTTGTAATACAAATTAGCAGGATGAGCGGGAATATAAAAAAATCGGATGTTTTTGTAATGGATATTATTTTTTTGTAAAATAATGTATTTTTATTTAAATCTCTATCAGAAAAGAATTTATTGTTCCTTTATATGGTGGAAAAGGTCATGGTATTTAAACACTACGATGTGGTCAGGGCGGTGTCGCCGTCAGACCTTGCTGATGCACTTGCTCAAAAAATTCGTGAAGGATGGCAACCATACGGCGGGCCGTTTTCTTCGTATACGGATGATGGCGCAGCACTTATTCAGGCGATTGTCGCAGAAGGTGATGTGAGCACACCTGTTGTGGTGAAGCCGTCGGATGGAGAAGGCACAGTAATCAGCGCCACCAGAGACCCGGAGTATTACTTTGTTGTGGTTCTGGCGGGGCAGTCAAACAGCATGGCATATGGTGAAGGCCTTCCGCTGCCGGAGACATATGACCGTCCGGACCCGCGTATTAAGCAGCTGGCGCGCCGCAGTACGGTGACACCGGGCGGTGCAGCATGCAAATATAACGACATCATTCCGGCGGACCATTGTCTGCATGATGTGCAGGACATGAGCCGCCTTAACCATCCGAAAGCGGACCTGTCAAAGGGGCAGTACGGAACCGTGGGGCAGGGGCTGCATATCGCCAAAAAACTGCTGCCGTTTATACCGGCGAATGCGGGCATTCTGCTGGTTCCGTGCTGTCGTGGTGGTTCAGCGTTCACCACCGGAGCTGATGGCACATACAGTGACGCGAGTGGTGCCTCGGAGAATTCAACCCGCTGGGGTGTGGACAAGCCGCTGTATAAGGACCTTATCGGTCGAACAAAAGCAGCACTGAAGAAGAACCCGAAAAATGTGCTGTTTGCCGTGGTGTGGATGCAGGGGGAATTTGATTTTGGCGGTACGCCGGTAAATCACGCAGCACAGTTTGGTGCGCTGGTTGATAAATTCCGTGCAGACCTGGCGGATATGGCAGGCCAGTGCGTCGGTGGCTCTGCTGGCGGTGTTCCCTGGATATGCGGGGACACGACGTATTTCTGGAAGCAGAAGAACGAATCCACGTACCAGACGGTGTACGGCAGCTATAAAAACAAAACGGAAAAGAATATCCATTTCGTACCGTTCATGACGGATGAGAACGGGGTGAATGTGCCGACGAACAAACCGGAAGAAGACCCGGACATTCCGGGTATCGGATATTACGGTTCGAAATGGCGTGACAGCTCAGCCACCTGGACGTCACAGGACAGGGCGAGCCATTTCAGCGCCTGGGCACGCCGCGGGATTATTTCCGACCGTCTGGCAACGGCGATTTTGCGCCATGCGGGAAGAGTGGCGCTAAACGCGGGGGCATCATCGACAGTATCAGAGGTGCGCCCGTCATCGCCTTCCGGTGCAGAAGCCACAGGCGTCACAACACTGCTCTCTTACCTTGCCAGCGAGTCAGAGGGAAGCCTGAAAGTACAGGGATGGTCAGCCAGTGGCGGCAGGGCAGAAGTGGTCAGCGATGCGGAGGGAACCGGAGGTAAGGCAGTGAAGCTGACCAAGGAAGCCGGTAAAAGCAGCTGGGTGCTGGAGTACGCCGCGGGCAACGGTGCGGCTCTGTTACAGAAAGGGGGGCAGATTCGCTGCCGCTTTAAGGTTTCGGGAGCGCTGGCTGCGAACCAGTATGTTATGGCGTTTTACTGGCCGGTATCTTCACTGCCACAGGGCGTTGCCCTGACCGGAGACGGGGGGAATAACCTGCTGGCAGCGTTCTACATCCAGACAGATGCAAAAGACCTGAATGTGATGTACCACAATGCGAAAGTGGCGACAAACAACCTGAAACTGGGAACCTTTGGCGCATTTGATAACGAATGGCATGCGCTGGCTTTCCGCTTTGCCGGGAATAACAGCCTTCAGGTGACGCCGGTTATTGATGGTCAGGATGGTACACCGTTCACGCTGACGCAGTCACCGGTCAGTGCCTTTGCGGCGGATAAACTGCATGTGACAGACATTACCAGAGGTGCGACTTACCCGGTACTGATAGACAGCATTGCGGTGGAAGTGAACAGCACAGACACTGCGGCATGATAAAAAAAACCGCCAGCGACAGGAATGGACGCTGGCGGTGGTAATACCTATGGAGAAAAAATAAAGGAACGATACTTTCGTGCTCTGGTTTTTTAAATGAAAACAGTTCTTATTGTCAACAATAACGGAAAGAAATTATGACATTTCTGAACCAGTTAATGCTGTACTTCTGTACGGTGGTCTGTGTGCTGTATCTCCTTTCGGGTGGGTACAGGGCCATGCGTGACTTCTGGCGCAGACAGATTGACAAAAGGGCCGCTGAGAAAATCAGCGCCAGTCAGTCAGCCGGAAGCAAACCCGAAGAGCCGCTCATTTAGTGGCAACTTTCTTAATCACATCTTTCGACGAGAAAATCCCATGTCAGAAATTACATCCCTGGTCACTGCTGAAGCAGTGAAGGAAGTCCTGCGCTCTGAAGAAGTCCGGAGCGCACTGAAACAGAAACTTCGCCATAACCTGGAAGCGCGTCTTGATGCAGAAGTGGATGCCATTCTGGATGAACTGCTGGGCGCACCGGCAGCTCCGGAGCCGGAAGGCATCGCGGGTGAGGGGAGTGCTTCAGATAGCGGTGACCCCACACCGGACAGCGACATGATGATGTAAGCATGCGTCAGGGACCATCGGTGTGTGCCGGTGGTCTTTTTTATTGTTGTGAGCTTCCGGATTGCGGGAGACGGGGTATGTACCAGATGGAAAAAATCACAACAGGCGTGTCATACACCACGTCAGCGGTGGGAACGGGCTACTGGTTCCTGCAGTTGCTGGACAGGGTTTCCCCGTCTCAGTGGGCGGCAATAGGCGTGCTGGGGAGTCTGCTGTTTGGTCTGCTGACATATCTGACGAACCTGTATTTCAAAATCAGAGAGGACCGGCGTAAGGCGGCACGGGGAGAGTAGGTGATGAACCATGAAGAAATGAATCAGCGCTTCAGTCGTCTGGAAAATGAAATTGCTGAACTGAATAAAAAACTGTCGGCGCTGATGCCTTCTGAAGATGAAAAAAAACGCCGCGATGAGCAGTTTGCTGCGTTTGACGATTATTGTCGGAAAGTGATGAGCAGAAATCTCGCAGAGTGTTTCAGTATTCATAATGATAATTGCAGTGAGCTGGAATGGGAGTGTAACCGGCCATCCTTTGTTGTATCCGGTGATGACGGGAAAATCACCATATCAGAAAATGGAAAAGTAACACTGCCATCGCACCAGCACAGTGAGACGCTCATTGAATTTGCCATTGATTACCTGAAGAACAATAAAAAACAGGGGCTGATGCAGCGCATTGGTCGTTGCATGGGGTATCTGCAGGTAGCCGCTGAGATTGAAGCGCTGGCCAGTGGTGCTGATAAGGATGCAATTGTGCGGGAGGCTCTTCTTCGTAATTTTAATACTCCACCCTTTAAAAAAGTGCCGGCTTACTGGCTTCATCCCGGACTGACTTATCTGAAAGTGCGTATTTAGTGGGCCTGGGACAGCGGCTGAATATTTAATATATCCATGAACACAAAAATCAAATACGGCCTGTCGGCTGCCGTTCTGGCGCTGATTGCCGCAGGTGCTTCTGCGCCTGAAATTCTCGACCAGTTTCTTGACGAAAAAGAAGGTAACCACACCACGGCATACCGTGATGGTGCGGGTATCTGGACCATCTGCCGTGGAGCCACCCGGGTGGATGGTAAGCCTGTTATTCCTGGCATGAAGCTGTCGAAGGGGAAATGCGACCGGGTTAACGCCATTGAGCGTGATAAGGCGCTGGCATGGGTGGAGAAAAACATCAAAGTGCCACTGACTGAACCCCAGAAAGCGGGGATCGCGTCATTCTGCCCGTATAACATTGGCCCCGGTAAGTGTTTCCCGTCGACGTTTTATAAACGAATTAATGCAGGCGATCGCAGGGGAGCGTGTGAAGCGATTCGCTGGTGGATTAAGGACGGAGGCAGAGACTGCCGTATCCGCTCAAATAATTGCTATGGTCAGGTATCCCGTCGTGACCAGGAGAGCGCGCTGGCGTGCTGGGGTATCGACAGATAAGCAGAATATTTTGCTGAAAAATGACGTTGGCCAACGCGGACGGATAACACGAAATCCTGCGAACTGGCAAAACCTGAGTGAATAAAAGTAAAAACCCCGTTTGTTAGCAGCAGGTGGGGTTTTGTGTTTCCTGACTCCGGAAAAGTCAAAGGAGAAAGTGTGTTTGATTTTAGCAAACTGATTCGGGAGATTTGAGTGATGGCTGAAAAATTATCTACCTGGAAGTTCATTCTTATCTGGCTGGTGTTTGTGATTATGGTCTCCGGTTATTTCATCGGTCAGATACGCTGGTGGTGAAATGAACCGCGTTCTGTGTGTGGTCATCATTGCCCTGCTGGTGGCCTGTGGTGCGCTTAGTCTGGGGCTGAATCATTACCGTGATAACGCCATCACCTACAAAGCGCAGCGCGATAAAAAAGCCAGAGAGCTGGAGCTGGCAAACGCAACCATTACTGATATGCAGGTGCGCCAGCGCGATGTTGCTGCGCTCGATGCAAAATACTCAAGGGAATTAGCCGATGCGAGAGCTGAAAATGAAACTCTGCGTGCTGATGTTGCCGCTGGTCGTAAGCGCCTGCGGATCAACGCCACCTGCTCCGGTACCGTGCGTGAAGCCACCGGCACCTCCGGCGTGGATAATGCAACCGGCCCCCGACTGGCAGACACCGCTGAACGGGATTATTTCATCCTCAGAGAACGGTTGATGACAATGCAGAAGCAGCTGGAAGGGGCACAGGACTATATCCGCACTCAGTGCCTGAACTAAGTTTTGCGGATGCGCCGTATCGTCGCTGTATTCCCTCATTAACAGAGACCGCAGCCCGACAGGGAGACTCCTCTGCGCGAGTGTGCGGGGATAATCAAAAACGATACACACCGGGGTTTACCGCGTTAACGGAGCGCGGCGTTGTCCCCTCATAGTCGCTGGTCCGGTGCGATGGTGGAAGAAACCGGACTACATTACAAATGATAACCATTATCATTTTGCGGGTCCTCCTGGTGGGGTGGGCCTGAACACGGGGCGGGCGGCGCGGAAAAAAGCGCATTTTTGTGATTTTATCGTCATCATCATCATGTGTGTAACCTGTTGTTTTTAATGTGGTTGATGCAAAAAAGATGATGATTGTGGTTAATTTTTGTTCGACATCTTTTAGCGTGACAGATTCTTTACAAAAAATCTGAGCTTGTTTTCTTCACCAGCGCGATGGGGGCACAATGACAGAAGCCGAAATACTGGGATTAATCCGCCGCGTCGCCGGAATCAGCCAGCAGGCTGACGAACAGGCCACGCAGCCGGACAGCATGACCGCAGATAATTATGTGCGTGTAGTGGTGGAGGTGATGCGCGGTGATGGTATCCAGCTTAATGATGTGGATATGCGCAATATACGAACCAGAGTCCTTGAGTTGCTGGCATACCGTCGCCGTTCTCAACAACGGAGGGAGAGCGCGAAAAATACTTACCAGTGGAAGACGCCGGAACGGCTGCGGAGGTAACTTGTTGATATTCCCGATAACGCAAAATTGCGTTGGCTGGTGGGTGAGTTGCAGATCTGCAACTCGATCATGAAATTACGGAAACTACCCGTAGTTTGGGTAGTAAGAGCAACACCCAGATTTTGGGGCTTACTTGCGATACCCAAATAAAGGGTATCGGTGGAAGAAATATCGTTTCTCATATGTGAGTTCCGAGAGCGGAATTCCGCCTCTGATTTGTCATTGTGATCATGCATAGCGGCAATAATTAATATTGCTTCCTTTTTTGCTTTTTTATCGCTTAAGCAGGTACTAAATCTGGGACTATGTTGTAGGGGGCATAACTCAATAGTACCTTATAATCATTTAGTTACCTTTTATTTACTTCTTCTTGGATGGAGGGGCCAGCTGCGGCGTTTCAGACCTGGGAACAACTGATTTTTAAACTGCTGGCGGCAGAAGAAGAGTATGAGCGAACCGGCAGTGAAGAGACCCTGAAAGCGGTGGTGAACACCGATATCGGACGACCCTATCTGCCCCGTTCAGCCACGGAACAGCGTAAAAGTGAACTGCTTGAACAGCGTGCCGAGCCGTTTCCCCGGCGATCTGTGCCGGATGGTGTGCGTTTTATTGAGGCAACGGTTGACGTACAGGGCGGTAAAAATCGCCGTTTTGTTGTGCAGATCACCGGATACGGAGAGCAGGGGGAACGCTGGATTGTTGATCGCTACAACATCCGGCATTCACTGCGCTGCAGTCCCAACGGTGAAAGTCTGCCGGTTGATCCGGCGGCATATCCGGAGGACTGGGATTTGTTGCTGACGGATGTGTTCCATAAAACATGGCCGCTGGCTTCTGATCCGGATGTGCGCATGCGTCTGATGGCCATGGCGGTGGATACGGGAGGGGAAGCCGGGGTGACAGATAACGCCTATCGTTTCTGGCGTCGTTGCCGGAGTGACGGACTGGGCAACAGGGTGTTTCTGTTCAAGGGGGATGGACTTCGCCGTGACAGGCTGATTAACCGAACCTTCCCGGATAATACCGGCAGAAGTGCCCGCCGTGCCAGAGCCAGTGGCGATGTCGCGCTGTGGCTGGTTCAGACGGATGCGTTTAAGGATCGTGTAAATAATGCCCTGTGGCGTGACACACCAGGGCCGAACTATATCCACTTTCCCGACTGGCTGGGGCGGTGGTTTTACGATGAGCTGACCTATGAAGAGCGCGGCAGTGACGGAAAATGGCGAAAACCGGGCAGGGGCGCTAACGAAGCGTTTGACCTGCTGGTTTATGCGGATGCGCTTGCCGTTCTGCATGGTTACGAAAAGATCCGCTGGCCCTCCGCACCGGACTGGGCACAGCGGGAAACGTGGCTCGTCTTCCCGCAGGAGCGTTCTGGTGAAACGGTATCCCCGGAACTGACGGCCGGGGCAGAAAAACGCCGTCGCCGGAAGAAAAAACTGCGGACGGAGCGTGCGGAAGATAATCCATGGATAACATCAGGAGGCTGGTTGTGAGCACAGAAGAAGCCAGAGAAATGATACAGCGGTACCGTGAAGCGGAAATGGCCGTACTGGAGGGAAAGTCTGTCATCTTCAACGGGCAGCAACTGACGCTGGAAAGCCTTTCTCAGATCCGCGCCGGACGTCAGGAGTGGGAACGCAGGCTTGCCGCGATGGTGAGCCGCAGGCGGGGAAAACCGGGATTTAAACTGGCGAGGTTTTAATGGCAATTATTGATGATGTGATCGGCGTGTTTTCCCCCGGGTGGAAAGCAGCCAGACTGCGTTCAAGGGCGTTAATCATGGCCTATGAGGCGGTGAAACCGACCCGGACACATAAAGCCCGGCGGGAAAATCGCTCTGCTGATCAGCTCAGTAAATACGGTGCGGTTTCCCTGCGGGAGCAGGCCCGTTTTCTGGATATCAATCATGACCTGGTGATTGGTGTGTTTGACAAGCTGGAAGAGCGGGTGATTGGTGCCAGGGGAATTATTGTGGAGCCTCAGCCATTACGAAAAACGGGGAAATGGCGGCTGAGCTGGCTGCGGATATCCGCCGTTTGTGGGCTGAATGGTCCGTGAGTCCGGATGTGACAGGGCAGTATACCCGTCCTGTGCTTGAACGTTTACTGCTGCGGACCTGGCTGCGGGATGGTGAAGTGTTTGCGCAGATGGTCAGTGGTGCGGGAAACGGTCTGGAACGGACGGCGGGAGTGCCATTCTGGCTTGAGGCGATGGAGCCGGATTTTGTTCCCATGCGCACTGATGAATCCGCCGGACTGAATCAGGGGGTTTTTCTTGATGAGTGGGGAAGACCGAAAAAATATCTGGTTTATAAAAATTATCCGGTCAGCGGCCGGCAGAGTGATACGAAAGAAATCGCTGCCGGAAAAATGATCCACCTGAAGTTCACTCGTCGTCTGCATCAGACGCGAGGCTCATCCATGTTATCGGGGGTGCTGATGCGGATCAGTGCCCTTAAGGAGTATGAGGATGCGGAACTGACAGCGGCGCGTATTGCTGCGGCGCTGGGACTGTATATCCGTAAAGGTGACGGACAGGACTATGAAGATCCGGGGATCAAAGAGACCGAGCGGGAAGTCCATATCACCCCGGGTATTATTTATGACGATTTGCGCAAGGGCGAGGATATCGGCATGGTCAAATCTGACCGTCCCAATCCCAACCTTGAAACTTTCCGCAACGGCCAGTTGCGTGCAGTGGCAGCAGGCAGTCGTCTGAGTTTTTCCAGTGCGGCGCGTAACTATAACGGCACCTACAGCGCCCAGCGGCAGGAGCTGGTCGAGTCCACGGATGGTTACCTGATCCTGCAGGACTGTTTTATTGGCGCGGTAACCCGCCCGGTGTACCGGACATGGCTGAATATGGTGGTTGCGGCAGGTCTGCTGAAAATTCCGGCGGATGTGGAGATGAAAACGCTATATAACGCGACGTATTCCGGTCCGGTGATGCCGTGGATCGACCCGGTTAAGGAAGCTGAAGCCTGGAGAATTCAGATCCGGGGTGGTGCAGCGACAGAATCTGACTGGGTGCGTGCCGGTGGGCGCAATCCGGATGAGGTCAAACGTCGCCGCAAGGCTGAAATTGATGAAAACAGCAGACTGGGGCTGGTCTTTGATACTGACCCCGTCAACGACAAAGGAGGCAACAGTGCCGGAACTGAACGACAGTATCAGCGCGACACCGAAAGCCAGCATGAAGAATAAATCCTGGTTCAGGATGCAAGCTGGGGGGCCGGGTGACGCGGATATTTATATTTATGACGAGATTGGTTTCTGGGGAGTTACCGCGAAGCAGTTTGTCAGCGAACTGAATGCACTGGGTGATATCACCCACATTAATCTCCATATCAATTCACCGGGTGGCGATGTCTTTGAAGGCATCGCCATTTTTAATGCCCTGAAAAATCAGGGGGCGACCATTACCGTGTATGTGGATGGCGTTGCCGCCTCGATGGCATCTGTGATTGCGATGGCCGGTGATACGGTCATTATGCCGGAAAATGCCTTCATGATGATCCATAAGCCATGGGGATTCAGTGGCGGGGATGCTGAGGATATGCGCAGTTATGCCGATTTGCTGGATAAAGTCGAATCGGTACTGTTGCCAGCCTATGCGCAGAAAACCGGAAAAACCACCGATGAAATTGCCGCCATGCTGGCGGATGAAACCTGGATGTCCGGTGCCGAATGTCTGGCACACGGATTTGCTGACCAGGTGACACCCGCTGTTGAGGCAATGGCATGTATTCAGTCAAAACGTACAGAGGAATTTAAAAAGATGCCGGAATCCATCCGAAACATGATTACTCCGCCACGCAACAGTGCCCCGCGTGATACCACAGTGACAATCCCTGCACCGGCGGTAACAGAACCATCACCGGTACCGGCAGTGTCTGATGAGGCGACCATTCGCGCCCGCGTTATGGCTGAGCAGAAAGCCCGCATGTCAGGCATTAACGATCTGTTTGCCATGTTCGGCGGTCGCTATCAGACGCTTCAGGCACAGTGCGTGGCTGATCCTGACTGTTCGCTGGAAATGGCCCGTGAACGTCTGCTGAATGAAATGGGCAAGGAGTCCTCGCCGACCAACAAAAATACACCGGCCCATATTTATGCCGGAAACGGCAATTTTGTGGGGGACGGGATCCGCCAGGCGATGCTGGCCCGTGCCGGATTTGAAAATGTCGAGAAGGATAACGCCTATAACGGGATGACCCTGCGTGAATGGGCTCGCATGTCACTGACGGAGCGCGGTATTGGGGTGGCCAGTTATAACCCCATGCAGATGGTCGGGCTGGCGCTGACGCACAGCACCTCTGATTTTGGCAATATTCTGCTGGATGTGTCGAACAAGGGGCTGATCCAGGGCTGGGAGGAATCAGAAGAAACCTTCCAGAAGTGGACCCGTAAGGGACGCCTGTCAGACTTCAAAACAGCGTATCGCGTGGGGATGGGCGGTTTTGGTTCTCTGCGCCAGGTTCGTGAGGGGGCGGAGTATAAATACATCACCACCTCAGATCGCAAGGAGACCATTGCACTGGCCACTTACGGGGAGATTTTCTCCATCACCCGCCAGGCCATTATCAATGATGATCTGAATATGCTGGTGGACGTGCCGATGAAGATGGGGCGTGCGGCGAAGGCAACGATTGGTGACCTGGTCTACAAGGTGCTGACGGATAACCCGAAACTGTCCGACGGTAAGGCGCTGTTCCATGCCGATCACAAAAATATTGCCACCGGGGGGATCTCCGTTTCCGGACTGGATGCGGCCCGTCAGATGATGCGCCTGCAGAAAGAAGGCGATCGTGCCCTGAATATCCGTCCGGCCTTTATGCTGGTACCGGTGGCACTGGAGACGGTGGCGAACCAGACCATCAAATCGGCCAGTGTGAAAGGGGCGGATGCAAACGCCGGTGTCATTAACCCTATCCAGAACTTTGCTGAGGTGATTGCAGAAGCGCGTCTTGATGCGGCAGACCCGAAAACCTGGTATCTGGCGGCGGCACAGGGCACTGACACCATTGAAGTGGCCTGGCTGGATGGTGTGGACACGCCATACATTGATCAGCAGGAAGGTTTCACCACTGACGGCATTGCCACAAAAATCCGTATTGATGCCGGAGTGGCACCACTTGACTGGCGCGGGCTGGTGCGTTCGTCGGTGGCCTGATAACCGCGTTATCACAATCACTGCCCGAAAGGGCTTTTTTTATGCCTGAAAAACAGCCCCACAGGGGCTGTCCGGAGAAACAGCATTATGGCGAAAAATTTTGTACAGGACGGTACCACCATTGAACTGGTGAATGCCGGAGATCAGACCATCCTGAGCGGTGCTGCGGTGGTGGTCGGCAGTATGGTGGCCGTGGCCATTACCGATATTCCTGCCGGTGAGGCCGGTGACGGTTTTGCCGAAGGCGTGTTCCTGCTGCCCAAACAGTCTGCTGACGACATTCAGTCCGGCGCGGTGGTTTATCTGAAGGACGGGGTTGTGCAGCTGGCTGCAGACGGTGCGGTGGCAGCGGGGGTAGCCTGGGAAAATGCCCCTGCAAACAGCGCCACTGTGGCGGTAAAAATCAATGTCTGATCTGTTTACGCGAATGTGTTGCCGGATGGACGTGGCGACCGTTCGGGTGATGGGCAAACAGGCGGAGATTAACGGCGTCGTGTACGACGTGATGCCGGAGGAAGAGTCCGCGGAGATGGGGGCGCTTTCGGGCAGCCAGTTGTCACTGGTGGTGTTTTCAGCCCGGTACCGTCCGGCCCGTCATGATGTTGTTGTGTTTGCGGGGCGCACACTGACGGTGACCCGTTATGACACGTACAACGGTAAACCCCGGATTTTTGTCGAACAGGAATGAGTATGGCAATAAAAGGTCTGGCGCAGGCCATGAAAAATCTGGATGCAATTGATCGCCGTGCCGTTCCCCGGGCCTCTGCCACGACACTGAACCGAGTGGCGGGGGCCATTATTGCGAAAACGGCCTCTTCAGTTGCCAGGGAGCTGGCCGTTCCCCGTCGTCTTATCCGTGCCCGCATCCGGTTAAGTCCGGCACGACCGGATAAGGTTTACGCAAAGGTTTACATCAATACCGGCAACCTGCCCGCCATCAAACTGGGGGAGGCCCGCGTTCGACTTTCCCGCAGAAAACGGAGAAAGAAAGGACAGCGTGCGGCCCTGAAAGGGGGCGGCAGTGTGCTGATTGTGGGGAAAAGACGGATCCCGGACGCCTTTATCACCCGGCTGGCTAACGGACGCTGGCATGTGATGCAGCGTATGCCGTGGGCATCATCATCCACCGGCGCGGACAGCAAAGGGAGGCCGAAACGCCACCGTCTGCCGATCGAAGTGGTGAAGATTACGACTGCCGGACCGCTGGCAGAAACCTTTGAACGTGAACGGGACCGGATGTACCGGGAAAAATTACCGGCGCAGATGATGAAAGCCATGACGCATCAGTTACGCCTGGTGCTGAAAAGAAAATGACTGGGAGGGTGTATGAAACACCGTGAAATACGGGCGGCAGTTCTGTCTGCCCTGAAAGAAAATATTTCTGAGAGGGTGAGCTGGTTTGACGGTCGCCCGGTTTTTATTGATGAACAGGAACTGCCTGCTGTTGCTGTTTACCTGACAGATGCGTCTGCTGCTGACGAGTTCGTTGATGAGGGAACCTGGGAGGCGACACTGCATATTGAGGTTTTTCTCAGGGCAAAAGAACCGGACTCGGCACTGGATATGTGGATGGAAGAAAAAATTCTTCCTGCGCTGGAGGCAGTTCCCGGGCTCAGTGCATTACTGCTGAAGATGAATCTTCAGGGGTATGACTACCGCCGGGATGATGAGTTTATGATGTGGGGATCGGCAGATCTCCTGTGGAAAATTACCTACGAGATGTGAGGACGATATGGCAACACCAAATCCCCTTGAGCCGGTAAAAGGTGCCGGTACCACTCTGTGGGTTTACAACGGCAAGGGTGATGCTTATGCAAACCCGTTGTCAGACGATGACTGGCAGCGACTGGCTAAGGTGAAGGATCTGACGCCGGGCGAGATGACGGCAGAACCCTACGATGATAACTACCTGGATGATGAAGACGCGGACTGGACCGCGACCGGGCAGGGGCAGAAGTCTGCAGGAGATACCAGTTTTACGCTGGCCTGGAAACCGGGAGAAGAAGGTCAGAAAGGGCTTATAGGCTGGTTTGAAAGCGGGGATGTGCGGGCCTATAAAATCCGTTTCCCAAATGGCACGGTGGATGTGTTCCGTGGCTGGGTCAGCAGTATCGGTAAGGCCGTGACGGCGAAAGAAGTGATCACCCGCACGGTGAAAGTCACTAACGTGGGCAAACCTTCCGTGGCGGAAGAACGCAGCGAAATTACGCCGGCCACTGCAATTAAGGTGACACCGACATCCGGTACGGTGGCAAAAGGGAAAACAACCACCCTGACTGTTTCTTTTGAGCCGGAAAGTGCAACCGACAAGACGTTCAGAGCGGTTTCCGCCGATCCGTCGAAAGCCACCATTAGTGTGAAAGATATGACAATTACGGTAAACGGCGTGGCGACAGGTAAGGTGCAGATCCCTGTGGTGAGCGGAAATGGTCAGTTCGCCGCAGTGGCTGAAGTCACCGTTACTGAAGCGGGCGCTGCAGGGTAAACGGAGGTAATACATGTTTCTGAAAACAGAACAATTTGAATATAACGGTGTGTCCGTCACGCTTTCCGAATTGTCTGCGCTGCAGCGGTTTGATTATATAAAGTTTGTTTCAGACGCAGAACAACAGGAGACAACGAAGCATGATGTCGTGCACATTAACCAGCGATATCTGGAAACGGCATCCCTGCTTGTGGCGATGTCGCTATGGCATTCCCATTCCCTCAAAGGCACTCTGGCCTCTCCGGAGACAGAGATGCAGCAGATCCGCCGTGAAGTGATGCTGGGATGGCCTGCTGATGCACTGAATCAGGCAACGAACCGGGTGCTTTATCTTTCAGGTATGCTGGATAACCGGCACGATGCCGATCCTGAACCAACCGGGAAAACAGAAGCGACTGAGCCGGTAACATCAAAAAAGCATTCGAAGGCGAGCTGAACTTTGTCCTGAAACTGGCGCGAGAGATGGGGAGACCCGACTGGCGCGCCATGCTTGCCGGGATGACATCCACCGAATATGCCGACTGGCGACGTTTTTACTGCACGCATTATTTTCAGGATACCCAACTGGACGCTCATTTTTCCGGGCTGATGTACGCCGTACTCAGCCTGTTTTTTGGCGATCCGGATATGCATCCGGCGGATTTCAGTCTGCTTGCTCCAGCGTGTGAGGAAGAGCAGACGGAGATGCCGGACGAGGAAGAAATGCTGATGCAGAAAGCGACAGGAGTTGCCGGAGGCGTCCGGTTCGGAGGGGACGGAGGGCGCGATATTTCACCTTCTGCGGATGTGGTGGATGTCAGCGAGGATGATGTTGCATTAATGATGGCTTCAGCGGGGATTTCCGGAGGTGTGAGATATGTCCCAGCCAGCGGGTGATCTGGTTATTGATTTGAGTCTGGATGCGGCCCGGTTTGATGAACAGATGGCCCGGGTACGCCGTCATTTTTCCAGTCTGGAGGCGGATGCCAGAAAAACCGCCAGTACTGTTGAACAGGGGCTGAGCCGACAGGCGCTGGCGGCACAAAAAGCCGGGATATCAGTCGGACAGTATAAGGCTGCCATGCGCACACTGCCCGCACAGTTCACGGATATTGTCACTCAGCTTGCCGGTGGTCAGAATCCCTTCCTTATCATGCTGCAGCAGGGGGGCAGATCAGCGATTCATTCGGTGGACCGCTCAGCCTGCTTACCCTGCTGAAGGAGGAACTTCTCGGGATCAGGGATGCCTCTGAATCATCAGAGGAGTCGCTGTCAGATACGGCAAATGCACTGGCTGAAAATGCCCGGAATGCCGGTGAGCTGGGACGATTTATGTCGGTGGCCCGTGTGGCGGCAGGTGGCGGGGTTGCCGTACTGGCCGCGCTTGCTGCCGCCGCCTGGCAGGCAGAGCAGGCTGACCGGGCCTTATTGCGTTCACTGACCCTGACCGGAGGGGCTGCTGCCACCACAACGGCAGAATTGTGGAAAATGGCCGGGGTGATCAGCGATGAAGCCGGTGGTGGTATCAGACAGGCGGCAGAAAATCTGGCCCGTCTGGCAGAAAGCGGGAAATATACCGCCGGGCAGCTACGGATCATGGGGGAAACCTCTCAGAGATGGCTGCAGACGGTGGGGGACGATGCCGGGAAGGTGGAAAAAGCCTTTGAAGGGATTGCAGCAGATCCGGTGAAGGCGCTGGCCTCCCTGAATCAGCAGTATAACTTCCTGAGCGTTTCCCAGTTACGCCATATTGATGAGCTTGAGCGCACGAAAGGTAAACAGGCTGCGGTGACGGAGGCGATGTCCCTGTTTGCGGATGTCATGAATGCACGTCTGGAGCAACTTGATAAAGCGGCCACGCCGGTGGAAAAAATCTGGGACGATGTTAAAACCTGGACTTCTGACGCATGGGCATGGATAGGTGATCATACACTGGGGGCACTCAGTCTGATCACTGACGTGGTGGCAGGAACCGTTGAACAGGTGAAGCTGCTGCTTGTGCAGGGGGATCTGGCGCTGGCTGAATTTATTCAGTCAGCCTGGGAAACGACAAAGAATGTGCCCGGCGTTGGTGCGTTGTTTGGTGAACTGGCAGAAGAGAACCGCGTATTTATTGAGAAAACAAAACGCGATGAACTGGCGCTGAGAAAATCCATTGCGGAACGGGATGCGCGTATACGCCAGGGGGAAATGGGGTACATCAACCGTTCGCGTGCAACAGGCGTCAGCAAAGGTCCGGGGCAGCAGGAAGCCGTCAGCCGTCTGGCTGAAGAGCTGACAGGTAAAAAGCATACATCACCGAAAACGCGCTCTGCCGGGGAGAGGGAAGAGGAGCAGGCAAGAGAGGCTCTGCTTGCCCTTGAAGCTGAGCTCAGGACGCTGGAAAAACACAGCGGTGCGAATGAGAAAATCAGCCGGCAGCGCCGTGATTTATGGAAGGCGGAAAGTCAGTATGCGGTCCTGAAAGAGGCTGCCACGAAACGACAGTTATCTGAGCAGGAAAAATCCCTGCTGGCGCATAAAGACGAGACGCTGGAGTACAAACGCCAGCTGGCTGAGCTGGGCGACAAGGTTGAATACCAGAAACGCCTGAATGAGCTGGCACAGCAGGCGGTGCGGTTTGAAGAGCAGCAGAGCGCGAAGCAGGCCGCCATCAGCGCAAAAGCCCGCGGTCTCACTGACCGTCAGGCGCAGCGGGAGTCTGAAGCGCAGCGTCTTCGGGACGTGTACGGTGATAATCCGGCTGCGCTGGCGAAGGCCACATCGGCACTGAAGAACACCTGGTCTGCGGAGGAGCAGCTTCGTGGAAGCTGGATGGCCGGGCTGAAGTCCGGCTGGGGCGAGTGGGCGGAAAGTGCGACGGACAGTTTTTCGCAGGTTAAAAGTGCTGCCACGCAGACCTTTGACGGTATTGCACAGAATATGGCGGCGATGCTGACCGGTGCAGAGGCAGACTGGCGGGGATTCACCCGTTCGGTGCTGTCCATGATGACAGAAATCCTGCTTAAACAGGCCATGGTGGGCATTGTCGGGCGTATCGGCAGCGCCATTGGCGGTGCTTTCGGTGGTGGTGCATCTGCTTCCTCGGGGACGGCCATTCAGGCTGCGGCGGCGAACTTCCATTTCGCGACCGGAGGATTTACGGGGACGGGCGGCAAATATGAGCCTGCGGGGATAGTTCACCGCGGGGAGTTTGTTTTCACGAAAGAGGCAACCAGCCGGATAGGTGTGGGGAATCTTTACCGTCTGATGCGCGGCTATGCGGAAGGTGGTTATGTGGGTGGTGCCGGAAGTCCGGCGCAGATGCGGCGGGCGGAAGGTATTAATTTTAATCAGAACAATCACGTGGTGATTCAGAACGACGGCACCAACGGACGGGCGGGGCCGCAGCTGATGAAGGCGGTGTATGACATGGCCCGCAAGGGGGCGCAGGATGAGCTCCGGCTGCAGTTGCGTGATGGCGGTATGTTATCGGGGAGCAGGCGATGAAAACCTTTCGCTGGAAAGTGAAGCCGGATATGGAGGTGAACTCGCAGCCATCGGTGCGTGAAGTGCGTTTTGGTGACGGGTATTCGCAGCGTATGGCGGCGGGGCTGAATGCTGACCTGAAAACATACCGTGTGACGCTTTCCGTGACCCGGGAGGAGGCCCGACATCTGGAGGCATTCCTGGCAGAGCACGGAGGCTGGAAGGCATTTTTGTGGAAGCCACCCTATGCATACCGGCAGATAAAGGTGACCTGTGCCGGGTGGTCTGCGCGGGTCGGGATGTTGCGCGTTGAGTTCAGCGCGGAGTTTAAGCAGGTGGTGAACTGATGCAGGATATTCACGGGGAAAGTCTGATCGAGTCGGTTAAATCAGAGCAGTCACCGCGGGTGGTGCTCTGGGAAATCGACCTGACGGTGCAGGGTGGTGAGCGGTATTTTTTC